TAGGTCAAGCAGATGTATCTCAATTAAGTCAATTAGGTGCAATGAGACAACAGCAAATGCAAGCTCAATTAGATGCTCAAAGACAAAATCAAATGCAAAAAACTCAAGATCCATATACAAGGTTACAAATAGGTCAGAATTTATTGCAAGGAATGCCAAGTGCAAGTATTCCATCTACATTTACACAAGCATCTACTCCTTCTGCTAATCCATTTTTACAAGGTATAGGTGCTTACACAACATTGTCACAGATTGCACCTTTTGGTGGTACAACAGGCAAATAGGAGCTGTAAACGATGGCAAAAAAACCACAAGGAATTATGAGTGTTGCTCCTGGTTTAGTTGATCAAATAGTTGGCGCAGACAAACGTAAAGGTTTAGGTGAGTTAATAGGAAAAAACACTCGAGCCTATACAGATGATGAATTTTACGGAAGCAACCCCAACAATTTATTATCTTTAGGTGCTGAAGGATCATATACTGACGCACTTTTAAGAAACGCTTTTCGACCTATTAAAGTAGCATCTGACTTAGTTTCTAATGTTCCAGGAGCTTTGAGTGGTATTGGTCAATATATGGGTCAAAAAAGTGATGATGAAAGACAGCAAGACGCACAAAAAATAGCGTCTAACATGGCTGGATTAGAGTTTGGATTGCCAACAGATCAAACTGAATTAGACAAATTAGTTCCAAAAGGATTGTATGACGCATTTGACACAGAAGACGGTGGTCAAGGTCAAAAAAGACTTGTTGATACTCAATTTCCTGATGGCATATCAATTCAAGATGTAATCAACAATGCAGATAAAGGCACAACAGATGGTACAGATGGTTCTGAAATAGCAGAAGAAGAAAATAATATTACTAAACAAACGACAGATACTGACGGGTCTGGAGAAAATTTAACTGCAGCACAAACAGCTACAAAGACAGCTCTTAGTGAGTTTCTTGCACAAGCAAGACCAGGAGTTGAGCCGCAAACTTATGATGAGTATATAAAAGAATTTGGTGATGCAACAGGTTTAGATATATCAGGAGAGCCTGATACAAAACAAGCTCTGATGTCATTTGGATTAGCTCTAATGCAGAATAGAGCAGGTAAAGGCTTTGATATAAGTAAGATATTAACTGCTACTGGTGAGGCGGGCGAAGCTGCAATGCCTGATTTTAGAAAAGCTGTTGCTGAATCTAAGGCTGTTCGTGCAAAAGCTGGTGAATATGCTTTAGGTAAAACCAAAGAAGACAAAAATGCGGCTATGAATAGAAAGTCTTACATGATTGTTCCTAAAGGTAAAAAAGGTGGTTTAGAAGGACTTATTTCTGGAATTGGTAAAGGAGAATATACACAATTAAATTCATATGAACTAAATAATTTAGCTTTAAATAAAGAATTTAATGAGCAATATGAAATTGTACCAAGCAGCACTTACGCAGATTTAGCTGGAAAAGCTATAACAGCTAGTACCAAAACTAAAAAATTATATCAAACAGGAAAAAGTTTTACTCCTTTATTTACTGGAGCGCCTAAAGGTCTTGGCTTTAATGTTCAATTACCTGATGCAAACGAAGCTCCTGCAGGAACTATGCCAAGATTTATAGACAATCCAGATATTGTAGTTAATCAACTTGTATCAATGGACAAGTCTTTAAATAGACAAGAAAAAACATTTGCCAACATAGCAGGTTTATTAGAACAAACTGGAGTTGGTGTTCCTTCTCAATTAGCATCGTCTGTTGTTCAAGGCTTTAGAAATCTTGGTTTAGATGTAGGTGGAGATACAACACCTATTGCACAAATTAAAACATTATTAACAAGATTAAAAGCTGAAAATGCCGCTGAAATTTTAGGAGAAGCAGGTAAAACATTATCGGATAATGATAGGAAAATGGTTTCTGAAATTGTTGGTGAAATCAGTTTAACTAGTGGTGATGAAGATGAATTAGTTAGAAAAGTTGGTAATTTGTATAAAAGAATAATAACAGCAGGAAGAGAAAATGTTGCTGAAGGATACAGAAATTTATCTAAAGCAGGAGTTAATATTAATAGAAAAAGTGTTGCTACTTCTAAAGGAAAATTTGTTTTAGGAAAAGATAATATTTATGATTATACGCAGACAGGTGAATAAAAATGGCTGTTATACAAGTAAGAACTCCTAATGATGGCATAGTTAAAGTAAGAATTGCTGGTGACGAGCCTACAGAACAAGAACAAAACGATATTCAAAGTCAATTTTTTGGATCTACCGAATCTTCTGATCCTAAAGAAAGAACATTTGAAGATTTAATTAATGAAGCAAAACAATCTAACAAAGATAAAAACTTTGATTACGAAACAGGTGCTGATTCTGGTCTTCGTGCAAAAGTTTCTTTCGGTGAAACAGACGGAGAGCAAGAAGCAATACTTAGAAATGAAGTTGGTGTAGGTGGATATACAAAAGATTCTTTTGGCAGACTTGCATTAACTCCTGAAGGTCAAAGAATAAGAGGTATGGAAAATATCTCTGATAAAAATATCGTATTGGAAGATGAAGGCTTCTCTTTTGGAGATGTAGCCGATTTAGCAGGTTTAATTCCAGAAACTGCAGGTGCTGTCATAGGTGCTATTATTACTGCTCCAGGAATTATAACATCTTCTTTTGGAGCTGCGGCTGGAGCTGCGGCAGGTCAATATTTAGAAGAAGGTATTGAAAGTTTATTAGGAATACAGCAACAAAGTTTTGGAGAAGTAACTAAAGATGCCTTAACCGAAGCTGCTATAGCTGGAACATTTGAGCTTGGTGGAGCTTTAGTTTTTAAAGCAGGTAGAGCAGTAGTAGGTGGTGTTAAAAAAGGTGTTGGACAAGCTGGTAAATTAACTCAAATTACTGATGACGCCATAGCAAGAGGTGAAAGGCTAGTTGATGAAGGATACACTCCTAGTTTAGAAAGATTAGGCGCACCAGGAATTGTTGCATATCAACAAAAATTTGCAGAGAATGTGTTAAAAGACACAACTCGTATGGATATAAATCTAGGAAAAATATTAGACAAAGCTGATGCTTTGAAAACTCAATTGGGTGCTGTTGGTAAAGAAGAAGCTGGAGAAGCCTTTTCAAATGTGACTGGTCAGGCATTTAAATCTTTAAAGCAATTAGAAGAAGAAGCAGCGAATGCTAGTATTAAGGCTGTAAAGGAAAGTATCAATTATATTGAAAAAGCTACAGCCAATGGCGTAGACATTAACGAACAATTGTTACTAAAAATAAATAAAGCATTTTCTGCCATGCAAGCAGAAACATCTATGAGATTTGGAAAAGTTGATGATTTGTTATCACAAGTTAGACTTGCTAATGGTGGAACTGGACAAACAGCAGAAATTTTAAAAACAGCAGATATAAAAAGCGCTACTAACAATTTAGTTACTAAAGTAGGTTCTATAAACGCTTTAACAGAAGAAACTGCAAAAGCAGTCAAGGCGATTGATGATTTAGGTGAAAACGCATCATTTAGACAAATAGCAGTAGCAAGAAAACAACTGAATGATGCTTTGTTTTCTGAAAATGCTTTGTTAAATAGAGAGTTCTTACCAGAAATAGATAATATTATAAGAACATTAGACGACTCATTAGAGGCAACAAACCTTACAAATATAGCTTCTAAAAATCTAAGTGATGCAGAAAAAGCAATACTTAAAGAAGCAACAGACCTTAGAACAAGTTCTATGACTTATTATAAAGAAGCTATGAAAAACTTTGAGGATTTATCTCAATTTGGTCTAATTAGAAGTATTAAAAATTTAACTAAACAAGAAGGTAGCTTTGGTACTAAAGGTAAATTTGAATTAGATCAATTTTATGACAGAGTTGTTAAATCTAATTCTCCACAGAGACTTAAACAATTATTTAAAACTGTTGGAGATGATGCCGCTGAAGACATTAGGGGTCAATTGGCTCGTAGATTCTTAGATGAAGGTATCAATAAAACTGGCATTAGTGATATAGGTGATATTGCATCAGGAAAATTTAGTGGAGCTAGATTTAAAGCTCACATTGATTCTTTAGGATTTGGAGACAGTTCTACTGGTAAAATTTTATTTGGAAACAATTGGAATAGAGTCAAAAGATTATCAGATCAAATAGCTATGTCTGGCCCTGATAAGTTAGATGCTGCAATTCTTGGTAAAATAAAAAACATTGGTGGTGATGATACTTTAACACAATCATTGGAAGAATTGTTAAAAGCTAAAAAGGCTTTTGCAGAATTAGATCAAATAAATGTTGTTAACAAACTTCAAAGCAATCAATTGTTACCAGAAGAAGCCGTTGGTCAAATAACTAAAAGAAATGCAAGTCCTTCAGAAGTCAAAAAGATAGTTGATTTTTTTGAAAAGACAGATCCTAGCGGTGCGACAATGGATAAATTAAGAGGTTTAGTTGTAGATGATATACTTAGTGCTGTGGACGGAGAAATATTTTCTAATCAAGCTGCAGCAAGTAAGTTAGTAAAATTAATTGATGGTTATGAGCCGAGAGTTTTAGATCAAATTCTAGGTAAAGGTAATACAAAAGCATTAAAAGAGTTTGCTAAAGATATAGAATTTTTAGGAGATGTAGGTAAAGAAGGTAGTGTTGCAGCTCCAGCTTACACTAATTCACCTATTAAAAAGTTTTTTGACATAGCTAAATTTAAAATATTAAATAAAATAGGATCAAAGCCTGAAAACTTAAAAACATATATTAAAATGCAAAAAGGTGGAGCTAATCCTTTAGATAGAGTTAATGCTACAGTTTCACAAGCAATTAATACAGGAATAGATCGTGCAGAAAACATAGGTCGTGTTGTTAGGCAATCAGCTCAACAAGCATTACTGCCTTCAAGAACAGAACCTGAAAGTGGTGGTATGTTTCCGACACCTCTAAGTGAGCGAACAAATGTTCCTAATGTTAAACCACCAGCAATAAATACATCTATCGGTGGTATAGACATAACACAGCCTGGAGTTGGTGCTGCGTTAGGAATTAACCCTAAAGATCAAGCTATAGCTTCAAGATCAATACCAGAATCAAGACAAAACTTATATAGGAATTTAACTCAATGAACATAGAGCAATTAAGAGAAGAATTAAAAGAAGATGAAGGATGTAAGTACGAAATTTACTTAGATCATTTAGGTTTGCCAACGCATGGGATAGGACACCTTATTACAGAATGGGATGAAGAATATGGTAAAGAAGTAGGAACACCAGTTTCAGAAGAACGAGTTAATAATTGTTTCCAAACTGATGTTCATGGCACAATAGAAGAATGTAAAAAGTTATTTGATAAATTTGATGAATTACCTGAAGAAGTGCAATTGATCTTATGCAATATGATGTTTAATATGGGCAGACCTCGTTTGTCTAAATTTGTTAAGTTTCGTGCTGCTATAGATAGCAACGATTGGCTTGAATGTGCAATTCAAATGGAAGATTCGAGATGGCACAAACAAGTAACTAATCGTGCAAATCGTTTAATAAAACGTATGGAAGCCATAGGTATTAAAGAACAAGTCGCTTAATTATTAAGTGTTCCTATTCCTAAACGAGTTACATTTTCTTCTTTAAATCTTTCTTCGTAATCTTTGTCCACCCAAATAGATATTTGTTGACGAATATTGCGTCTTTCATCAGCGCATATCTTTTTTAATTTGTTATAAGTATCAACATCTATACCAATTGACTTGAATTTTGTTGTGTCTGCCATTATAATAACTCCCATGTATAGCAATAATAAAAGAATTATACCCAGAAAAGTTGGGAAACCCAACAAGTATTTTGCAAAAAAGACAGTTGCAATGGGATTAAAGTTTGATTCTAGGTGGGAAGCAGAGCGTTGGGGTCAGCTAAAGTCTATGGAAAGAGCTGGTGTAGTTGACCAATTAGACAGACAAATTAAATACGAATTAAATGTAAATGGTCAAAAGATATGCAATTATATTGCTGACTTTACATATTTATTAGTAGATGAAAACGGTGAATCTAAATTCATTGTAGAAGATGCAAAAGGTGTATTGACACCTGAATTTAAGCTAAAGAAAAAACTTATGTTAGCTATTCATAACATTGACATTTTACTTACTTTCAAAAAAAAATAACAAATATTGTTGACAAACTGGTTTACAGTTCCTATTTTAGAGTTTCTAGCAACTTAAATATACGGAAGGAAGGTCAATGAATGCCGAAAAAATGTTTCATAATTCTATTGAATCTCTTTATCATTATAAAGAGGATCTAAAAAAAGAATTAGATAAAGTCAAAGAAAAGATAAATAATCTTAACATTGTGTTAGCTGAAAGGTATCAGAATGATGCTCGTGACAGACTAGCTGATGATGGTAAAGATTACGGAACAGTAACTATTAATGAAGATGGTTATAAGGTCAAAGTAACATTAAGCAAGAAAGTTACTTGGGATCAAGAAGGTCTCGCTGTTGCATTTACAGAAATGCAGCCTGATGACGCTAGGCACTTTGCAAAGTTAACTTATTCTGTTGAAGAAAAGAAATACAATGCAGCTCAACCAGCGATCAAAGCTAAGTTACAAGAACATAGAGTTGTTGAACTTAAAGGCACAACCATAGATATATCAGTTTAGGAGGATTGTATGGGATTAAAGATAATAACAGCCGAAGAGCGTTTGGCTGAAAAAAAAGGTCATAAGATTGTTATTTGTGGTCAAAGTGGCGTTGGTAAAACTACACTAGCAAGAACTTTGGATTCACAAACAACATTGTTTATGGACTTAGAAGCTGGAGACGCAGCTATTGAGGGGTGGATGATCGACATGGTAAGACCACAAACATGGGCTGAATGTCGTGACTTCGCTTGTTTTTTAGGTGGTCCTAATCCAGCTTTAACTGACGACCAACCTTACAGTAATGCTCATTACGATTATGTAAAATCGTTATACGGTGATCCATTAGAAATGATGAGCAAATACGATAGCATATTTGTTGATAGTATTACTGTAGCAGGTCGTTTATGTTTTCAGCATTGTATGGGTCATGCTGATAATAAATCAGAGAGAAGTGGCAAGGTTGATACTCGTGCTGTGTATGGTATGCACGGTAGAGAGATGATGTCTTGGCTTACTCACTTGCAACATATTCGTAGTAAGAATGTAATTTTCGTTGGTATTCTTGATGAGAAAGTTGACGATTATGGTCGTAAAATATTTGAACTACAAATAGACGGCACTAAGACTGGTCGTGAACTTCCAGGAATTGTTGATGAAGTTATCACAATGGCAGTTTTGACTGGCGATGAGAATACAGGCACATACCGTGCTTTTGTATGTCAGACGTTAAATGAATGGGGGTATCCAGCAAAAGATAGATCGGGCAGACTCGATGTATTGGAAGAGCCGCATTTAGGCAAACTACTGACTAAAATGAGTGGTGGGGTAAAGCAGTCAGAAAGAGAATTGACTTTTGTTGACCCTGCTAATGTAACGTCCAGCAAAGAAGGAGATATGAATAATGCTTGACTTAAATGATGTTTCCATGAGCGAAACAAATACCGAGTTTGAATTGATTCCTGAAGGAACGATTGCTCGTGCCATTCTTTTAA